TAAAAACCTTTTTTAAAGAACATTATAGTTTAGAAAACCTTCCCGAAAAGCCAGATGATGCAAAGGACTTTTCCACTGAAGGACTAACAGAAGAACAGATTGAAAAACTACAGATGTTTTCGCAGCATGCGAAGGATAAGATTAATTAAGGAATAATATGGATACTAGCAGAAGAATAAAAATGAATATAGAAGTGGATGTAACTATTCCACAAGCACTGGCATTACAAGCAATGTTTGAATACATGAACCAACTATCTGGTTGTGGCAGCAGTAGATACGTTGGATTTATGGCCGACGGTGATGGCAACTTTCATCCAAAGCCCAAGTTTGAATTTAGTGAGAAGATACCGGAGTTGACTTCCGAGATGAAGGAGAAGGCTGTCTTTGATTGTATAGAACATGCCATCCATTTTGGTGAAGGAGATAAAATGATTGACTTTGATCCAATTGCATGGATGCTTACTGACGTTCCTGAATTAAAGAATGAGTAGTAGTTTAGAACGCAGTCTGGGACCAAACTATGAGAATCTAAACAAAGTATTAGAACCATATGTTGAAGATCTTCTTGACTCCAGTAAGCACCTCAATCTAAATGGAAAAGGGTATAAGGAGGCTAATAAGGAACAAGCCCAATGGGTATCGTATTATGATGAAAGAAGGTTAGAAATCAAAACAATTCTTGAATACTTTGATATAGAAGTCGAAAGAGTCAGAACAAAGATCATACGTGGGTTCGAAAGATACCATCGGGATTTGACAGATAGTATGAAAAAAGTCTACGCTAATAACGAACCGGAACTCCTTGAGGTTCAAAAGCGTAGACTTACAGTACAAGAAATATATGGTAAGTATAATTCATTGGTTGAAGCGTTTAAGCAAAGAGGCTATTCGCTTAAAAACATTGCAACATTGATACAGGCAAACATAGAAGATACCATTCTTTAATAAATATGGAATGGATAATGTTATTGAACTAAACCCCAAAAAGCGGGTTGAAGATAAAATAAAAGAAGTTATAAGAGAGACAATCCAAGATATTAGTGGTGATGAAGTAGACCAGAAAGAACTGGAAACTATTATATTCAACCTATATAATCAATGGTATCATAATGGTCCTCAACTCCAGGTAGAATATGTCGAGGGAACATTTGTCGAAGTTGTTAGACAAATCGAAGAATTCTATCAAACGTTCGTACAAAATCTTCTATGTGCATTGGCAGCTGAAAAGTTTGCTCATTATAAAACAATAAAATATGCACACACAGAAAACAATAACAATAAAGATACTTGATGAAGTTAATGTTGCAGTCATTGGTCTCATAGGAGATCATCTCGATGCTTTGGTTAATAAGTATGCTAAACATGTACCAAACTATTTCTTCCAACCAAAATATAAATTGGGAGTGTGGGATGGTAAGATCCAATACTTTAAACCTACTGGTAAAACTTATGTCGTACTCTTAGATGAAATCGTTCCTCTACTTCAGAATCTTGGATATAAACTAAAGCTTATTGATTGTCGTGAATATGGTGATGCTCCAGACTTAATAAATGAGAATCATTTCTCACACATATCCCATCCAGAAACTGGAAAACCTTTTGTATTAAGATACTATCAAGTTGAAGGTGTCAATGCACTTATTGAGAATGATGGTGGTATTTGTATAGCAGGAACCGGTGCCGGTAAAACTATTATGAATGCGGCATTAGTTGATTCATATGAAAAACTGGATTTAAAAACTATTACCATTGTTCCTTCTCAAGACCTTATCAAACAAACAAAACATGACTTTATCCTATGGGGATTGGATACTGGTGAATACAGTGGTGACATAAAGAATACAAATCACAGTCATGTAGTCTCAACATGGCAGGCACTTCAAAACAATCCTAAAGTGATGAATGAGTTTCATGTTGTAGTAGTGGATGAATGCCATGGACTAAAAGGACCTGTCCTAAATGATATCCTCAATAAGCATGGAAGAAATATTAAGTATCGCTTTGGACTAACTGGCACTCTCCCAAAGGCAACTACTGATAGAATGTCTGTGAGAGTTTCAGTTGGGAATGTCATGTATGAAATACCAGCACACCAATTGATTGAAGAAGAATACCTTTCCGATATGCGAGTTGATATTTTCCAACTTCAGGAAAACTTTGAAGAGGAATATAAAGAACATAAGTTACACAATAGAGACAGTGATCTTACTTACTCACAATTTAAAGAATCATACTTCCCCGATTGGAATAGCGAAAAGTCTCACTTACAAACGTATGAAGAAAGACTGGATTGGATAAAACATTTTATTGAAACAAAGCGAGATGCAAAGAAAGGTAATGTGTTTTGTTTAATCAATGGAATCAATTTTGGAAAGAAATTATCTTCATTGGTAGACCATTCTGTCTTTGTATATGGTGCTGACAAACAAAAAGTAAGAAAGAAAATATATGACCTATTTGAAAAGAATGATAATTTAGTAGTGATTGCTTCTATTCAGATTGCATCAACCGGTTTGAACATTCCTAGAATTTTCAATCTAATGTTTATTGATGTTGGAAAATCGTTTGTTAGAGTCATTCAAAGTATTGGTCGTGGGTTAAGAAAGGCAGATGATAAATCATTTGTCTGGGTCTCCGATATCTGTTCAGATCTAAAATATAGCAAACGACATCTCACACAAAGAATTGGCTATTACAAAGAAGCAAAATATAATTATAAAAAACGTATTGTCAAGTATGATGAATAATGTTATACTTGATAAGATAACTAGAAAAACAAAAACATATGCTTGTATTCGATGAAAACTATAAAGCTATCATTATAGATAGCATTACCACTCCACTAACCACAGATTATTTTTGGGTGTTAGATATGGATATATTGGACTTCACATTAACTCCTCTCCTAATGCTTGAAGAAACAATATCTCCACATCACACCCTTGAGGTTTTGGGATTCTCTTTTAAAGTCCCAACTCCATGGAATATTTTGATATATTCAGAAGAAACTATGGAAGTAGACACAGCTCCAATCAAGAAGCTCTCAGGTAAAGACTTTACCGGATTCATATCAGGTTTCAATACTCCTACTATTATACCTGGAATAATTAAAACGGTTGACTATCAAGTTGAAGATGTTAGCTTTGGTCCATCATTAAACAAGAACCAAATGCTATGTCATCCTATAGGTCCTGATTCATGGGTATTATTAAGTCCTTCAGACATGTATAACAAATATCTAAAAGATTGTGCAGTTGGAAATATATTGTACTGATTTTCAACATTAAAAAGGAGTTATAAATAGTCCTATGAATATAGGAGAAAATCATGGTAGAAAACAAAAATGAAATAACGATAAATGAATTCAAAGCTTGGTTGGTCGGTCTTATTCGTGGAAAGAATGGCGATCTTCCTAATCTAGATGATTGGAAACAAATTAAAACTATGTTGGATAAGGTACAAGAAGAAACAGTTTATGTTGAAAAGGAAGTAATGCCTTGGTCTCCATACACACCATCATACCCATACCAACCATCACCCCCATACCCATATACACCTATTATGTGGGGGGATTTGACTTGGAAACAAAGTGGAGAATATTCTGTAATGAATACAGACAACACTAATGCAATCATGTCAGGAAGTGTATTAGATCCAACATCAATAGACGAGATATTTTCAGATTGGACATAAAATAAAATGGTAGCAAAAAAGAGAATAAAAAAGAAAACATATAAAGAATTTCTTTCTTGGTTAGAAGGCGTGGAATCCATGCAGGAAGACGATTGGGTCCCTACCGCCAGCCAATGGAAGACCATAAGAGAGATGTTGAGTAACGTAAAGCCAGAAGAAGTAGAAGTTCCTACACCAGCCAACATACCTCCGGCAAGAGTTCCAGTTAATCCAGGACAGCCAGTAGGTAGAATGATTGATCCAGCAGGTGTTAGACCTACACCAGCTCCCGTGGCACCTATTCAACAATCCCAATTGGAGATGCCTAAACAACCAAAGGTTCAACCATTACCACAACCATCAGGGATGGGACAGATACCGACGGAGAAACAAGCATTATTAGCCGCAGGTGAAGAGCATCAAAATAACGAATTTTTATAAGAGAATAATATGGAAAAGAAAGGTAGAAGAGTTAGAAGCATGAGAGGCACTATAGTGGATTTTGATTTAATGGAAATTCATGCACAGCTTGCTAGTCAACCAAAAACCACAGATGTTACTGCAAGAGAAGAATTCATCGAAAGTAGACTTAACCGTCGTTTGAAAAGAAGAATCGAAAATCAAAAGAAATTAGAAGAAGAACTTCTAAAGAAAAAAGAAGCAGAACAGGAAGTTGTAGAAGTTGTAGAAGAACCTCAACCAAAACCAAGAGTTGCGATTAAAGAAATCAAGGAAGAAGAACCTCACAAAGAGCCTGAAATTATTAATCCACTACCGGTGGTGGAAGAAGAAGCACCAAGAGCAAGAACAATAAAGAAGAAAAAGATAGAGGAATAATAAATATGAAACTAAGGGCGTTAAGAAATAATTTTCTCTTTGCATTTATTGAAAAGCAAAATAAGAAAGGTTACTTTATAGAACAAACAAATTGGGGATTCGAGATGTATGATGATAAGAATCCTAATGGACTTGGACACACTGCTTTTGATAAATCAGTCAAACAGGGAAGATGGGGAAAGGTTCTTACGATTGGTCCAGAATGTGAAATTGTAAAGGTAGGTGATTATGTTTGCCTAGAGCCACAAATGTGGACAAACAGTTTTACGTATGATGACGTTATGATTCGTAGATCTGATGAAACTCAAGTAATGATTATTTCCGAAGAAAAGCCCGATGTTTATGTAAAATAACTCGGACGTTAAATGATATTTATTGCTTTATTGATATTGACAACATTGTCGATTGCAGGTTCTGCTGCATTTTTTTCCATCTATGGGTTAGCTCAAATCTTCACTGGTTCATTCTGGCCAGTGGTGATTATGGCTACCTCACTAGAAGCCGGTAAGCTGGTCGGGGCGTCATTTATATACCGTTACTGGGAAAAGTTATCTTGGTGGCTTAAAAGCTATCTGATGGTGGCTGTCTTTGTGTTAATGGTAATAACGTCAGTTGGTATCTTTGGGTTCCTATCTGCTGCATATCAGCAGGATATCCTACCATTAGAACAGAAGGAACAGAAGATTGTTCTCCTCATGGAAGAAAAGCAAGAAACACTAGGTCTTAAAGAAGAACGGATCGAACGTAAGAAACAAATCGATAAAGATATTGCAGCACTTCCAAACAACTACATCACTGCTAGACAGCGACTATTAAAATCATTCGGACCTGAATTGGAACAGTTAAAATTAGATGTAGCTGAATATACAAAGAGAATTCGAGAAATCACCAGTGAAGTTCAGGAACTAAAAGCAGCAACATTAGAACAGAAAGTTCACATTGGTCCTATTGTCTATATCGCAAAAGTATTTGAAACAGGAGCAGACGAAGCAACTAAATGGTTAATCCTTATTATCATATTCGCATTCGACCCGCTGGCTGTTGCATTAACTATCGGTGCCAACTTAGCACTGATAGAAAGAAAAGGTGGAAGAGGCCACCTTTTCTATCAACCCGCTCCAATAGAAGTTGATATTGAAGAAGAATCTTCAGTTCATGTTAACAACAATATGACTGTTGATGAATTGGAAACTCTCCTCGAAAAAATAAACAATAAAAATAAAAAATTAACCCCAGAACAAACGTTACAGAAGGGCATGATCGAAGAAATGCTCGCAAGAAAGAAAGTAACCGAACAAATCAGAAATCCTAATAAAAGAACTTGATTATTACACTTTCTTGCTTTATACTGTATCTACAGGAGATATTATATGGCAGAAAGATTAGAAAAACTATGGGTCGAAAAATACAGACCCAAATCACTTGACGACTATGTGTTTCAAAATAACACCGATCTAAAACTAATTGGTGAAATGCTCGTCGATGAAGAAATCCCCAATCTATTATTTTCAGGAGTCCAAGGGTCGGGAAAAGCTCAACCATTACACTCTAAAATACTAACTCCCTTTGGGTGGAAAACCATGGGAGAAATAAAGAGTGGAGATGATGTAATTACACCAAATGGTCTTACCACAAAAGTGAAAGAAGTATTTCCACAAGGAAAAAAGGAAATTTATACTATTACGTTTCATGATGGTTCTTCAACAGATTGTTGCCTTGACCATTTATGGGAATGTTATGTTATAGAAAAATATAGGAATAGAAAAACAGTCAAAAAAATATTTGATACACAATCTATTATAAACTTTATGGAAACCCAAGGAAAAAGAAGCAGTGAAAGATTTAATATATCTATACCACTAATTGAAAAAATAGACATTTATGAAGAGAAAGTTCTTCCAATCCCACCATATATATTGGGAGTTTTTATTGGTGATGGAAGTCTACACAGTGGAACACCAAGACTAACTACCGTTGATGAAGAAATAGTTAAGAATGTTTCTTCATTATTAAATGAAGATTATAAGCTGAAACTCATTGGTAATACAACGAAAGAATATCATTTAACAAACGAACATAGAAAAGTATATGGTGGAACCATTAAAACAAAAGAAAATATGTATACTAGATTTTTTAGGGAAAGTGGATTATATAAATGTCATTCATATGAAAAATTTATTCCTAAAGAATATAAAGAAATATCTTTTCAACAAAGAATTTCTTTATTACAAGGTCTTTTAGATACTGATGGAACTATAGATAAAAAGGGAAGTAATGCTTCATTTTCCACTACTAGTAAAAAGTTAGCACATGATGTTCAAGAACTGTTATGGTCTATTGGTGCAACTTGTACTATTACTTCAAGAATACCAAAATATACATATAAGAATGAAATAAAAGAAGGAAGAAAAGCGTATACGTTGTTCTTTAACCACAACAATGGATTAAAACAATTTTTCTCTTTATCAAGAAAAAAAGATAGAGGTCATAATACATTTGCCGAAAATCATAATCGAGGTGATATAAAACTAAGAAGAAGAGTTAAATCTATAGAATATAAAGGAATTTACGAAGCAAAATGTATATTAATCGATAATAATGAACATTTGTATGTTACCGATGATTATATAGTTACTCATAATACTACTATATGTGAAATCCTCCTATTAGAACTAGGAGTAGTCCCAATAGATGTCCTACGAATCAATGCTTCAGAAATGAGAATAGAAGATGTACGTGATAGAATTAAAAACTTCGTCACTACACTCCCAATCGGAAAATTCAAAGTTGTCTTCTTAGAAGAAGCAGATTATATTCCTATCAAATCTCAAGGTGCACTTCGTAAACCAATGGAAGAGTTCTCAAATGAGGTAAGGTTTATGTTAACCTGTAACTATCCCAATAAGATAATGCCCGCACTCAAATCAAGATGCCAGCACTTTTCGTTCCACGCCTTTCCAAAAGATAAAGTACAAGACAGAATAGAAAATGTATTAGTATCTGAAAAGGTTAAGTTCACTAAAGATCTTGTAGATACCTTCGTAAGCGTTGCGTATCCTGATATAAGAAAGATTATTAACTTAGTGCAACAGCATACCTTTAATGGTGAGTTAACACCTCCTACCGCAACTGACGCAGCTAACGACTATAAGATTGCCTTATTGGGAATGTTAGAGACAGATAGTTGGGTAAAGATGAGAGAGGAGTTATGTCCCGTTGTTGCTGAGAATGAATGGGAAGATGTTTATCGATTCTTATATGAGAACCTACATAAGTCTGGAAAGTTTTCAAATGCTAATAAATGGGAAGAAGGGATACTGATTATTAGTGGAGCACTATATAAACATGGGATTATCGCAGATCCTGAGATTGGTTTCGCAGAATGTTTAATTAGATTAAAAAACTTATAAGGAATAGAAAATGTCAAACATAAAAGTATTTAAATTGATTAGTGGTGAAGAAGTAATAGCTGAAGTAGTCCAACAACTCCAACCAACTTGGACTATAAGGAAGGCACGTGGTCTTCATATACAACAAACACAAGCAGGACATATTGGAATTGGAATGATTCCCTGGTTAGCAGGAAATGTTGAAGGTGAAGTTGAGATTCGAGAAACTGCATTGATGACCAATCCATATGATCCAGAAGCCAATCTGGAAAAAGAATACCTACAACAAACAACTGGTATAGCAATAGCAACTTAAATAGGAGATAATAATGAGCGACAAAGAAGATGATAACAATCCAGAAATAAAATTTACCGTTAAGAATACTACCACCATGTATCCAGAAATTAACCCTGATGTGATTAAACTTAAAGTTGGATGTGTTGAATTGGATGACAAACCAGAACCAGCGAAGGATGACACCGTAAACCGTCTGGAAGCGTTTCGAGAAGAACTAACAACACTTCTCAATACATACAGTTTAGAAGAAATTGGTGGCGACACTCCCGATTTTATATTAGCAGACTATTTGACAGAATGTCTGATTAACTATGGAAAGACAACTAAAATAAGAACAACATGGTATTGAGGTAATACAACATGACACAATTAATTGACCCACGAAAATTTACAGCAGCAGTTGAACAACTACGAGAATTCTTTACTAAGAGAGGGTTCCTTGAAGTTCATACACAAAACCGGTTAAGTATTCTTGCTGCGTGCGAAGATCCAACAACCGTAGCAACGTATGATTATGCTGGTCAGGTATGGCCATTGCCACAAACCGGTCAGATGTGGTTAGAATATGAACTATTGTCAAATCCAAAACTACCTGGTGTGTTTTGTGTATCTACATCTTATCGTCAAGAACCTAATCCACTCCCAGGTAGACATGACCTTATCTTTCCAATGTTTGAGTTTGAAGCACCTGGAACATTTGAAGACTTAAAGAACATGGAATTGGATTTAGTTGAACATCTCCAATTAGAAACGAGTTATGTTCCTGAATTTGATTATGAAGAAGTGGCAAGAAAGTTTAATGTTCTTGAAATAGAAGCAGAACAAGAAGAATTGTTGTGTGAAAATTATGGTCCTGTAGTTATCCTTCAGAACTTTCCTTATTACACATCTCCTTTCTGGAATATGAAGAAAGATGGTGAGATTGCAAAGAAAGTAGATGTTATTATTCATGGAATGGAAACTATCGGTTCTGCTGAAAGAAGTTCTAATCCAGATGAAATGCGAGATGAGTTCCATAGTATTTCTGATGGAATGTATTCTAACCTTCTATACTCTCAGTTCGGTAAAGACCGTGTAGAAAAGGAACTCGAAGACTTCCTGTCATTCAAGTTCTTCCCACGATATGGTGGTGGAATCGGCATGACTCGCATGATACGTGCATTGGAATTGTCAAAGAATGGACTCCTCTAATCCATTTATATATGTTCAGATTGGGATGTTTATCCAAGAAAACATTCCCAATGTGAACTATAAAAGTTTTGTTAGTCTGAAAGACCTTGCCGCTTATCTGAATACTACGTATAATACTAACATCCAGACTGGTATGAGTTTGAATGAAGTGTTGAAACAGATTGAAAAAGCGGTCGCTTCGGCTAAGTATAATAAAGCAATGAAAGGAGTATAAGATGGACAAGCTATCAAGTCCTAGTGCTGTGGTAGAAAAGATTGAAGGGTTTTTAGAAAAAGCTACTAAATTTAAATGGCTAAGGCATGAGCTTTTACAGGAACTTAGACTATGGGCACAGGCTAATAACCATCGTGAAAATCAATATGGATTTATGGGTTTTGGTTGTGGGTTTGTAACAGAGGATAGTTTCGATATTTTATTTGAATTATCAAATGATGTAAAAGGAACACCACCACATCGTGTAACATTCCATTTAGCATATCTAACACCGAAACCAGATTATAATGCAGCATATGATAGAGCAATGAAAGGAATATAATGACAAAGAAGAAAAATAAAACACCAGAAGAACTTAAAGAACAGAAAACATTCAAACATATAACAGACTCTTCCACTCGTAGTGAAAAGGTTTCTTGGAATCGTAAGCTAAAGAAGATGGAAGGATACCTTGATAAACTAAGACCTATAGAAGATAAAATCCTAGAACTGCATGCGTTGAAAGTAGACATCTTTGATGAAATCCAAATTCTTCGTAATGTAATGATAAAAGAGTGCATTCATCCTAAAAGTTATCTTGTTCAGAAGGATGATCATATTGAGTGTAAGTTTTGTAACAAGAAAATAGGAATCCCTAGTGGTAGCAAAGAAGACACCTAAGAAATATAAATTAAATATTTTCGATGTGTTGGATCGTATCAATAAGAAAGATCGATTCTACTATCGAAATTTATCTGATGAAGACAAAAAGGGTATCCTCCCTGTCGTCCTTATGCGCTGGCTGACAGGGACAAAATCACCTTTGCATATAGAGCTGGTAAACAAAATAGTTAATCCAGTTGTCTTTGATTTCTATCATCACCCTGAACTACAATGGTTCTTACTTACTCTCTGTGGTTCTGGTGGTAGATATAAATGGATGAAAGCAAGAACTAAACCTAAGCTAACACTTCCAATCGAGATCATTAAAATATATTATGGTTATAGCACCAGAGAAGCGATGGAAGTCCTTCCAATATTATCCAATGATGATATAATAGAGCTTGCAGAAGATTTAGGAAAAGATGACAAACTCATAAAAGAGTTGAAAAAAGAATTAAAGAAACGATGATAAAAGATGAAAGACTATATGAATGCATTTTCTGCCATAAGAAGTTCAAAAGGGAAAGTGCATTCATAAAACATCGTTGTGAAAAGATGAAGAGAGACGAATCTCTTCGGACTGTATTAGGACAATCTGCATTATCATTCTATAGAGAATGGCTAAAGGTACAAAACAAACGTGTACCTGATGACCGTGCGTTTATTAACTCCAGCTCATATCGTGCGTTCATGCGTTTCGCTGAATATGTTAAAAAGTCAGAAATGCCTTCTCCAACAGAATTCATAAAACTGATGATTAAAAATAATTATCAGCCTTCTATGTGGCATATCCCAGAAGTGCATACCATCTATATGGAACACTTAGATAATGCCATCCCTCCTGTTGACCTCGCTCGTATCACTGTTAACTCTCTGTTGGATTTATCAGACTATTATAGATGTGATATTGGGGATGTATTCAACTATACTTATCCAGGTGAAGTGATTGATTTAATGAAGAAGCGGAAGCTATCTCCATGGATATTACTTAAGAGTAAAAAGTTTAGAGCTTATTTAGAAAAAGTAAAGAAGTCTCATCCAGAACACTTTACTCATTTAGGTAATATGATTCGTGTTGAATACTGGAGAAGAAAGTTCCAGAAAGATCCCAAAGCCGTTGAAACTATGGAGAAGATTGTAAAAGAAACAAACTTGTGAACCTGTATAAATACATTACACATGCATTTAAAGGATCACAAAAAAGATGGCATATACTGTAACAAAGACTGATGGTTCAACATTAGCGATAGTTTCTAGCAATTCAGTAGACACAACTACTTCTTCAGTTGCTCTTCATGGTAGAGGTAAACTGTCATGGGGTAATGCTGCCAATGAAAACTTTGTTCACATGCTGGAGAATTTTGCTAACAGTACTGCACCAACAAATCCATTGCAAGGTCAGTTTTGGTTTGATACCTCCGCACAATTGGTAAATGTTTTCGCTGGATCTCCAATATCATGGCAGGGATTAATAAATGATATTCAATATAATGCACTGCTAGAAAACTTTGCGAGTGCTACCGCTCCTTCTTCCCCCGTAACAGGACAACATTGGTATAACCCGTCATTGGATGAACTACGATATTGGGATGGTTCGGCATGGATTGAAATATCAACAGCTGGAGGATCTGGTGCATTGTTTGTTAATGTCTCAGGTGATACCATGACTGGTAATTTGGTCATGGATGCTGATATCAATTTTTCTATTCCCGATTTAAATGCTACGCTTGGTTCTCCTAGTTCCGCTATAACAAACGGAATAACTTGGAGTGGAAATACAGATCAAGCAAAAATATATGTTCAAACTTTATTTCCAGAAATTAGTAGCCTTGTTCTTGAAATTTCCGATAATACAGGTGTTGTTCCTACAACTGGACCAGATGCTATTAGACTTAGACATAATTCTACCACTACAGGTGGTTCAATAAGAGAAATGGTAGTCGCATCTCGTGAAAGAACATCCGTGTTTGGTTCAGATCAGGATGTTTTTAGAGTTAGTACAAACGATTCACTTTATTTTGGATATATAGAATATTTTACTGATAAAGATACACCATTACTTCCCACTGCAAGAGTTGGATTTATGACCACTGGTGACCCAGCTATTGGAAATGAATTATCCACAGACTTTACTATTGATAATCGAAGCTCGGTTGCTGGTGGAACTAGAGCATTTGATTATAAGGAAAGTAATGTGCTAAGACTGAGATATTCTGGCGATGGTACAAGTAATATTTTTGCCTTTGTTGGTCCTACAAATACCGGTGCTGCTCAAGCATTAGCAACTGATTTTTCCAACGCCGCTTTTGCTATTGCATCAAATGGGTTTGATTTAAGGTTAGGGCAAAATGATCAAATTAATAGAGGAAATACTGGTTTAAGTCGTGCATTGGTAAAATGGTCAGGTGCTAGGTTATATATTAACTTTGGTGCTGATTTTACTGGCGGAACATTTATTCAATCAAATACTGATATTGAAGGTCATTTAGATATGACTGGACATAATATTTCTATGGTTGGTGGTGCTATCAATATGGGTGGTGGTGACCTTAATATGGTAAATGGTCAAATATTTAACATTACTGCTGGAAGCGCCGCTGACCATGGTATTAGATATTCTCAAATTGGAAGTGGATCTGCCGTAGCAAAAGCATGGGTAAGTTTTGAAAATGCTACTGCTCCTGGAGGATTTCCAGCAGGAAGAACGATACGTCGTTCATATAATGTGAGTAGTGTTTCAGAAGTAGCAAATCAAACATTTGATATTAACCTTAGTCGTACGGTCAATACATGGGCTGCAGTTTTTACACAAGCAGCTTGTTGTTCGTCTGGCAATCCCCCAAGTTGTAATCCTTCCGCTTCCGCTTCCGGTGGAAATGATTTATCCGATAGTGGAGGTAGGATGATAAACACTTCAACAGCCAGAATGATAACACAAGATAACAATTTCGATAATGCAATAAGATGTTATTACAACTATTGTGTAGTATATGATTCAGGTGCATAACGAGGAATAAGAATGAAAATACTATTTAAACAAGAAAATGGTCAGCTTGGAATTTTACATCCGGCACCTGCATTCTTAGATACTTTATCTGGTACAGAAGAAGAAAAATTAATGCATATTGCAGATAAGGATTTACCAACAGGAACAATTTATGAAATTGTGGAAGATTCAGTTGAAAATGCAGTAGATAGAACATATTTTGAAGCACTGGAATATGATACTGGTGCGAATGATAAAGTAAGTAACGAACTTTCTCGTGAATATAAATTTAAATATGGTGCGTTAACAGAAGAAGATCTGACCGAAGAAGAAAAACAGGAGTGGTTATAATGCCGATTAAAGTTAATATGGAAAAAGCAAAAGAAATCCATCGTGATTTTATACGTATTGTAAGAACTCCTTTGCTTGAAGATTTAGATGTTCAATTCATGAGGGCATTAGAAAGTGGCTCTCCTCAAGATGTGGCAGCTATAAGTACATTAAAACAAGCATTAAGAGATGAACCAGATAATCCTAATATTGCATCTTCAGAAACAACAGAAGATCTTAAAAATCAATGGGATTCAGGACTATTAGGTGATAATCCATTTATAGCAACAGGTAGTCCACAATAACACGGAAAAAACATGACAGATTATATTTTTAATTTTACTGATCCACTTAAAGGAAACTTTGTTGTAAAACCATATACAGCAAATGGCAACCTGTTCCCTACTTCCTCAAAACTGTCCTCTACTGCTACTGGTGCAGCCACTCCATTACTGCTATATGGAAAAGGTCATCCTGAATATGGGGAAAGAGTCCAAGAAAACCTATTAGTTCTTAGTGAAAACTTTTCTGGTGCAGCTCCTCCAATTGTAGATTCTTCAGGTAATACATTAACTGGTATCCTTTGGCACAGAGAAAAACTTTATAATCGTGTGGGAGCATTTAACTGGTTTGCATGGAGTAGTGGTTCATGGGGTGCTGCTACTGTATCAGAAGGGGTATTCGCAAGCAGACCTTCTACTGGTTCTAATAATGAATTATACTATGCTACTGATACCGTTGAACTATATCGTTATTCTGATGATGAAAGGAATATACAAGCATGGGTAGAAATTGAATTTTCTACTGGTGCACTACCATTAGAACCAGAAAGAGCATTAATGGTAAACAATGATGGTACTTCTTCAGGATGGCAAGAACTCCAAAAAGCCACAGGTTCACTTGCATTTCTTAGAATTGATACTGTAAATGATCCATTGACTGGAAATTTAGAAATACAAAAAACTGATCCTATATTTTCATTAACCGATACCATTGGTTCCCCAACAACAACTAATACATCTATTGTTCTGGAAGGTGATTCTTCACTTCCAAAAGTTAAAATTATTGGAACAAATGCTGAATTGTTGATGAATAATCAACCAGGTGGTGCAGGAACAAATTGGAAAATTCAAGCAACCACAGCCGGTAATAATCTAAACTATCTTAGAGATGCGGTTATATATTTCCAAGTAACATCAACTGGATTGATGAAAGTCGATCCAACATTTGCTATTGGTGGTGGTTATGAATCTCTTGTTCTAACTCCTAATGACATTCCCAATAAGCAATATGTAGACGATGCTATTGCTACAGCAGCAGGAAGTCCTAGCACTGGTCCTGATAGTTATGTATCTGCTGGCTCTTTCACTATTCCAGGTACTTTGAATTTATCTGTTAATTCTGTCCATCCAAGTTTCCCTGGTGGTATTAATATAACAGATGTTACAGCAGACAATATTTCAATAAATTCAACTGGTTCTCCACTAGGACCATTTACTATAGGTGGTGTTTCAGTATTTGAGGTTGAAGAAGCAATAATACAACTAGATGTACAAAAAGCTAGCTTGTCTGGTGATACATTTACTGGAGATGTCACATTCTCAACCGATGTTGCCGTTACAGGTGAAACAACATTCAATGGTGATGCCAACTTTAATGCAACTGTAACTGGTCCATCCCCATTAGAAGATCAACAACTAGCAACAAAAATTTATGTTGATGGAACAGTTTCTGGTTCTGTTGCTTCTAACAATGATAGAAATCATTCAAGAGAAATTATCTATGGTGCTAATACTAACATAGTCCAACTACCATTTGACTATCCCGCAGGAACAAATGGTTTGTTTGTGTTTAGAGATGGAAGAAAACAATATAAAGATGTATTTGGTTTTGATGAAATATCTTTCTCTTCAACCATTATTGGTTCTAGTTCTATTGCCGGACTTCCATCATATACTATTATCGAATTGTCAGGTTCTCCACAGGATAGTTTCGTTATAGCAGGAAATCATCTTTCTGAATTTACAGCAGGTGATACATTCAATGTATATAATAATGTAGGATTAGGTACCCCAACTCTATTCACTGTTATAGGAACTCCTACTCTAAATGCTTCTCCTCCAGGGACAGTTATTCAGGTAACCGTGCCCGCAAGTATGGCAGGTGCGACACCAGATGGAAATATTGGAATAAACTATACTTTCCGTGTCGCTTTTGATGCTTCACCTCCTGGAACATTATATTCTGTAAATGGACACCTCATTAATACATTTGATAATTTGGTTACACAAATGAATACCGCTTTTGGTGGATCAGGTGATGCATTCATAGTGGGTAATAAAGTTAGAGTAGAATCTGCAACCGGTCCCGTTGGAAGTGTAGTAATAGAAGATGGTGGTGTACCAAATTCAACAACAAACCTTTTTTAAGGCACAACTGTTTGTTCCTTATTCACAAGAAGTTGAGTTTGCT